ACAATTTGATATAAATGCTAGTGAGTATGGTAACATATCAAACATACCATTTGATTTAGATGAATTTTATACAACAAACGATATTTTTAATATACTATCTAATAGATTAAACGAATCAATTGAACATAATTCATCTACAATTGCACAATATTCTATACCACAAAAAATAAAAGAAAATACTAAATTAAATAAAGATTCGCAAGTATTACAATCATTATTAAATACTAATTATACATCAAAAAGTAATTTAACACAAAATAATAAATTAGGTACTATAAAAAAAGAACCCGTTATTATAGATACAACACCAATTACTGAAAACAAACAACCGATTGAAAACAAAAAAGAAGATGTAATAATTCCAACACCAATAGATGTAACACCGATAGATACAACACCTATTTTAGTTGATTACGCACCAGGTGGTGGGGGTGGAAATACAGGAGGTGGTGGTTATAATAATGGTGGTGGGTTTGATTTAAATGTAGAATATAATAATAGTAGAGTATTCGGGAATGCACCTGACCAAAAATCACAAAGATAAACTATTTATAAACAATGATAGCATACGATATAAATTCAATTGATTATAATCCATTAAGTGATTTAACCGGTGGTGGTATGAATAATAACTTTGATGGTGGTCTTAGTAATGGGAACACCGGTGGTGGTATGGGTGGGTCTAATGGTGGTGGTTATACTCCTATTATACCATCATCTAGTTACGGAAATGATATTAGTTTAGTTCTTAACAATGTAAGTGAATTTAAAAATCAAATAAGTTTTAATGTACAAAATAATGTATATCAAGAAAATTCTAAAGTTTTAATTGATTCAAATACTATTAATGATTCTTTATTAATTAAACCAATTGTAAATGATAGTTTTAAAACAAAAAATTATTTTGAATTAGTAAAAACATTAATTACAAATAATATTGTTACAATTGATCTTGTTTATGATTATAATACGTTTACATTTGATACACAAAGCTTTGTGTATGGTACTAATAATTATGCAATTGGTAATCCAATAGGTTCACATCGCGTTGAAAAAACCGAAAGTGTTAATGTGCCTGGAATTTTAATTAAAGAATTTGATTCAAATAATAGTCTTCAAGGTAGTAAAAAATATCCATTACCGTTAACAACTAATTTAGATTTTGATTTAGAAAATATTAGTGTACCAATAGTTCGTACACAAAAAAGAATACAAAATGTTTATGTAGTAACAAATTATAATAATTCTAAATTAAATGATGAATTAGAAGTAATAATTAATTCTAACGATTTAGGAACACCTAATACATTAAAAATTGGTAACTCATTAGATATTACAAATCTAAATAACACCTCATCAGATTTATCTATATCAGTAAAAGGATTATCTTCATTTCAACTAAATAATATTAGATGGCAATATGCTAATAAATTTGATAGTAATAGCACATTTAATATAGATGATTTTAAAATATTAAGTTCAGATAGTATTACTAGTCTTTCAGGTGTTGATTTTAATTCTAATATTATTTTATTAATAGAAGTACAACCAGATACAACAAAATACGCATCGCTTACATTAACTAAAAATATAATTGATGTTAATATTGAAGAATCTATATTTGATTCTAAAACAGCGGTCAAATTAATTGATTCAGAATATACTCAATTTAATTCTGATTTAATTAAAGTAACAACACCATATACATCGTTTACACAATCACCTTCTAATAAATTAACATTTGAATTAAAGAAAGATTTTTTAAATAATGAAGGAACATTTAAAATATTATTAACACCATATTCAAATTTATATGGAGATGGGATTACACAAACATTAATTATTAATATAGCAAAAGTATTGGATATACCATCTATTAATAAAATAGATTATCCAACTAATGTATATATTCCAGCATATTCATTTGGTGATGTTAACTTTATGGTATCATTTGAATCCAATTTAGCAACACATATTTTAGTATATCATGCTAAAGAAGATGATAATAATTTTTTAGGAAAATTTAGCTCAAAAGATTCTATAACTTTAAATTATATAGATTTAAAAAATAGAAAAATAATTAATTCACCATTAGATTTGTTAATTGTTCCTTACAATGCAAATATAAAAGGTGAAATAGAAAGAATAACAATAGATTTTCAAGATGATGGAATTTATGTTTCTACTCAAACTTTAAAAGAAGAATTATTTTCCGCAATTGCTTCTCAATTAAAATTAAATTTAAATAAACCAAAATATTTAAATCATTTAGCATCGTTTGATATTAATGATAAAGAAATTATAATATCAAACTGGGATGTTGATAATACTACTTTTACTAAATTTAAAACAGACCAATTAGGTAATCAAGTGCCTGATGGACAAATAAATAAAAGTGTAGTATTAAAGTTATATGAACCACTTCCTACAAACATTAATAAAAACGATACACTTTGGATATCTGAATTAATGGCTTTACCTATATTACAATCAGTAGTATTAACGGGTGTGAGTGCAGATAAATGTGTTCCGTTAAAAGCAGCTAATTTTGGTATAGAACTTGATTTTATTAAAGAACAATCTACTGGATTTGAATCATTTGATAATTTAATATTGAGTGGTTCAACAACTTCTCAACAAATAGTAGATAAATATTTAACTGAAAATTTTATTGATGTTAAAGGAATTAATATAGATTATACGGATTTTTCTAATTTTGTAAAATATAGTAGTGCTGTTGAAAGATTGGCAAACTTTAGATACAAAAAAGAATTATCGGAATGGTATGATAATAAAATAACTAATTTAAAAGATGGTAACTGGCAAAATACTATTGCATTAAAATTAGATATAGAAAGTTATGAAACTAAAAAAACAAATTTAATAACTGGTTTTGATGGTTGGGAAACGTATTTAACACAAAGTGTTTTTACTGCATCTTTTACTGACCCATCAACTTTATCTATATACAATAACTATTTAAGTGTAGCATCGGATTATGATAGAAATAATAATAATGCATTAAAAAATAATATACCACTTCATATCACAGAAGATATTGGAAATGTGGATTATCTTTTATTCTTAGATATGATTGGTAATTATTTTGATATTATTTGGGCTTATATCAAAGGTATGAGTGACCAAAAGAAAATATCAGAAACTAATAAAGATGGTATTGAAGATAAATTTTTATATCAATATCTACAATCATTTGGTTGGGATGCTAAAAACCTTAATTCAAATAAACAACTTTGGGAATATACATTTGGATTAAATAATAATGCACAAACTGGTTCATTTACATCTACACCATATTTAGGATATAATACTGATTTAATTACTCCTGAAAAAGCTACATCTCAAATTTGGAGAAGAATTGCAAATAACTTACCTTATTTATTAAAACATAAGGGTAGTATTAGAGGTATTAACGCTTTATTAACGTGTTATGGTATTGCAGCATCAAATCTTTCTATAATGGAATTTGGTGGACCTAATTTAGATTCAGTAGAAGATTCACCTAAATTTATATATAATAGTTTAACACATAATTTAGTATTTGACAATATAAGTGCAAGTTTAGATATTCCATTTTTAGGAACAACTAAACCACAATCAATTGAATTTAAATTCAAACCAAATGATTTTTCTAATTATACATTATTAACAGGTAGTAATGATTTTAAATTAGAAATAGTAAAAGATACATCATCTTCGGTTATTGGTAGTAAATATGGTTATATTAGAGTAAATGGTATTTCAGTAAATTCAAATTATCCTTTTTATGATGGAAATTACCATAGTATATTACTTAATAAAAGTGGAAGTTTAGTAACCATATATGCAAAAACAAACGATAAAGATAGAATAATTCAAAGTGGACAATGGAATCAATCTATTACAAGTAGTAATTATGAAAATACAACTACATTAAAATTTACAGGATTTAAAGGACATTTAGAAGAAATTAGATTATGGAAAAGTAATTTGAGTGAAAGTGTATTTAATAATCACGTTATAATGCCGGAAGCTATTAATGGTAATAATTTATACAGTTCAACTGAAGATTTATTATTAAGATTAGATTTTGAAAGACCACAAGATTTATCATACAATAACACTATTAATAACATTGCACCCAATTTGGCATATGTAAATGCTGTTAGTGCAAGTGGATTTATAACCGCAAGTTCATATCCATATAATTACGATGTATTAGAAAGAGAGGTAGCATTAACAATACCAAATACAGGTGCAAGTAGATATTATACAAATAAAGTAAGATTAGAATCACAAACTTTAACATCTAACTTATCACCATTACATCGTTCAACTAAGAAAGCATTTGAAACAGCTCCACAAGATTCTAATAGAGTTGGTTTATTTTTTTCTCCTAATAAAGATTTAGATTTAGATATTGCAAAATCTTTAGGTGGTGAATCTTTTGATGACTTTATTGGTGACCCTCAATATGAATATGGTTATACAAATTATCCTGAATTGGATGTATTGAGAAACTATTATTTTGAAAGGGTTGGTGAAAGAAATCTATATGAGTTTATTCGTTTAATTAAATTTTATGATAAATCTTTATTTGTTAATTTAAAAGAAATGTTACCGGCAAGAGCAATTGCTACAACTGGTCTTTTAATAGCACCACATATATTAGAAAGAAATAAAATTAAAGTAAATAGACCGGTAGCTGTAGCAGAAAATTTAGAAGGTATAGTAACTGATACAAAAATTACAGATTTAATTGGAACATTTAATGTATTAGAAAGTAATTTAAATCTAACCGCTTCTTTAGAAAACATATCTGTAATTAATGAAGATTTAGATGCAAATTTAAATGTAACTAACATTTATAATTTTGGTGCAAATGATTTATCATATGAAGTTGCAATTGATACAAATTTACAAAATGTAGCGGTTGGTGAGTGGGAAACATATAATGGTGAAATTGATTATCGTAGAAATGCTAGTAGTATAACAACTGCATACGATTTAAAAAATGCGGGCCAAATTGTAGGTATGGATGAAAATTATATTAATTATGGATTTAATACTTATTTTGATAATGGTTATGGTAAATATTATTATGAAGAAAATGGTAGGTATAAATCAAAAGGTATTAGAGCATTTTTAGTAACAAAGAAAAATACTATTCTTACACAATTAAATTTAAATGGAATAAGTGGAAGTGAATCAAATGTAGTAACATCATCATATTCACAAGAATTAATAGTACAAGATTTTAGTGCAAGTGTTGGATTGACTATTGGTGGAGATATAATAGCAATACAAACTGCAAGCGGATATTTACCATCTCATTATATTTATACAGGAGAAAAACATACTGGTACTCAAAATTTATTTTATAGAGGAAGTAAAAATACATCTTATATAGCGAATGGGGTAACTAGCTCTTTTACTACAATAGATGGTAAATCTCCAGTAGAAACATTTACAACTAATCCAACTACATTAAGAGTAACAGCTCAAGGTAGAAGTAATAATGAACCAATATTAGAAGTAGATTAAAAATAATGTAACAAAAAAATATTTTATATATTTATAAAAGAATAATAAACAAACTATGGCATATTTAGATAACACAACAATTACAGTCGATGCTATTCTTACAAAAAAAGGAAGAGAAAAATTAGCAGCTGGGCAACCATTAAACATTACACAATTTGCATTAGGTGATGATGAAATTGATTATGATTTATATGATGCGGGACATCCAAAAGGTTCAGCATTTTATGATAATGCAATTTTAAAAACTCCAATTTTAGAAGCATCTCCGGATGAAACGCAAGCATTGAAATATAAATTAGTAACATTACCAAAAGGTACAATAAAATTACCTGTGGTTTCTATTAATGTAGCTTCAATTGCAGCTAAAACAACCGGTGGACAATATCCAATTACACCATCTACATCTCCAGCTGGAAATAAAAATGGTGGGTATACTGCTATTTTAGGTAATAAAAATGCAGGTACTATCGTAGGTGAAGGTTTAGCAAATGTAACAACAACTTCAACTACGTTTACAAATAGTGTAACGGCAACTGCAGAGGTAGTAAAAGGTATGACATTTACTTTCATTCCTAATAGTTCATTAACTTCAACATTAACAACAACTTTAACTATATTTGGTAACGAAACAGGTGGTAGTATTACTATTCCTGTTACTATTACTTATGTAGCTGGATAAAAATAATAAACAACGAATATGGCAACATTAGGTACAAATACCGGAACACAATTAACAAACGATTTAGCAACGTATCTTAATCAACAAAAGCAAAATGCTAATGGAACATTAGATACAACTCAGTTAGCATCTATTATTAATAATTATCTTACAACAGGTGAAAAATTAGTAATGGAAACTGGAACAACTACAAATTCAGTATATAAACAATTTAATACAACGGATGTGGTGCCTGCTAAAAATGAAATAGTAACTACTGGTTTATTTAGTGGTGGAAGTGGAAGTTTATTTAATTTTTATACTAGTTCAACTTCTAATATAGCAGGAGCAAGTGGTTCTGCACAATTTCCTTATTATACAAATGTATATGCATCAACTAATACAGGTTCAGCACCTATTGAATTTGCAGTAGCATATGGACATATTAGTGGAGCAGGAGCACCTACTACTGCTGCAAATCCTGATTCAACCTTACCAACTAAAGCAACTTATTTTCAATACAGAGCTTTATTAACTAATACTACTGAAAATCATTTTAATTTTTGGGGAACTACTGGAGCAGATTCATATGCAACTCCTGATATTTATGTACTTAATTTAAGTAGAGCAAATTATAGAGAAAGAGTTGATGCTGGAAACTGGCAATTAACTTTAAGTGGTTCTAATGGTGTATTTTCATTTATAGATGAAAGTCTTGAAAAATTTAATACAACAAATGGTGGTACAAACGAATACAATATTGTAAACGGAAGTTTAAATTTAGGACAACCAATACCAGCGGTGATTACTAGTTATACTGCATCAAATGGTCAGGGATATGGTAAATTTTATCCTGATTATGGTATTTTAGTATTTAATCCAGCCGCTTTAAGTGCAAGTGTTGGTGCTGAATTAAGTGGTTCTTCACAATCTTCATCATATGATTATTCACAATTAGATTTCTTAAAAGCAATTCAAAAAGGTGGACAAAATGGTCAATTAGGATTTGAAGCAAGAAGAATTGAAAACATATCAACTGCACATTATTTTGTAAGAGTTAATAATAGAGAATTTAATTTTTCTAATAACCCTACTTATGTAGATGCAACTGGTTCAATGACACAACCTACTTTTACAACAGACCCTTTAACTTATATTACAACAGTTGGTTTATTTAACGATGCAAACGAAATGATTGCAGTTGCTAAAACATCTCAACCAATTGCTAAATCTTTCAGTAAAGAATTATTATT